TAGGTGCTGTTTGTTTAGACAATAATACAGCTTCAGACCATGTTGGTGTTGGTTATGGTGCTTTGGCTTCTAATACTTCAGGTAGTAATAACACAGCAGTCGGTACTGAATGTATGGAGTCTAATACTACAGGTGAAGGTAATGTTGCTATGGGTTATAGAACATTAGATGCAAACACTTCAGGAAGTCGTAATACAGCCATAGGTCAGAACGCTTTAACAACATGTACTACAGGTTACGATACTGTAGCAGTTGGACATTCTGCTTTACAAGCAATGACAACAGCAGGTAACAATACGTCAGTTGGATATTCAGCAGGAGCTGAAGTAACTACTGGTGCTGCTAATACAATTATAGGTTACGATGCTGGTAGTTATCAAAATAATCTAACTACTGGTGGCGATAATGTATATATAGGAGCTTTTGCTAGACCTTCGGCTGCAACAGTAAGCAATGAAATTGGAATAGGTCGTTATGTATTATCACAAGGAGCAAATACAGCTACATTAGGACTTAGTGGTAATGGTGCAACAATAAGCATTGATGGTAGTGATACCTCTTGGGCAGCTCATTCAGATGAACGTCTTAAAGAAAACATTACAGCCTCTTCAGCAGGTCTTAGTTTTATAAATGATTTGCGACCAGTAACATATACTTGGAAGGCTAAAAATGCAATATCAAAAGATTTTAAAAATTATTACGATGAAGATAGCACTGACCCAGTAAACGGAGTAGCAGGTAAAACCTATCATGGTTTTGTAGCTCAAGAAATGAAAGCTACTATTGATGCTCACTCTGAAGTGGCAAACGGTAATAATCTTTGGGCTGAAAGAGTTGATGACATTCAACAACTAGCACCGAGCAACTTAATACCTATGCTAACAAAAGCAATACAAGAACTGTCTACGCAAGTAGACGAATTAAAAGCCGAAATAATAACTTTAAAAGGAGAATAATATGGCACAAACAGTAACAGAATGTCTAGCAGCAGGAACTGATAGCGTAACATTAATTGACGGTGTAAAAGCTGGAAGTTGGAATGTTGAAGGAATGACACAAGCTGAAATAAACGAAATGGTACAAAGGAACGTAGACCATTTAGAAACTATTTTAGAATACGCACCTGTTGATAGTGATGATGATACACCTGATGTAAAAGGTGCAGCAGATAGTAAAAAGACTACTCACGTTGCAGCAGTTGCAACTGGTAAGACATACATAACTGACAATAGTTAGATTTAACTAAACACACCGACAAGTGTGCATAAAACCATAAGGAGAGAATATGGAAGATCAAAAAGAAAACGCAGTATTTATAGACGGAGAAGAAATAAAAGAATCAGAAATGACTGATCAACAAAAATATTTTGCTAGTCAAGTACAAGATTTGAGAAACAAAAAAGCTAGAGTGGAATTTGAGTTAGATCAAATTACAGCTAGTTTAGATGTATTTCAAAAAGCCCTAATACGATCTACTAAAGAAATAGCAGATAAGGTATTAGATACAGATAAACCTTCAAAGGAGGAATAGAATGGTAGAAATAGTAATGTGGATAACAACAATAGTAACAGTTGCTTCAATCGTAGCGGCAAGTACGCCAACACCTAAAGATGATGCATGGATCGGTAAACTTTATAAGTTTGTAGATCTCCTTGCTTTAAACATAGGTAAAGCTAAAGAGAAATAATATGGGTATTTTTAGTAAATTTTGGGATAAAGTTACCAACACTGAAAGAGTTGAGGTACGATCAAGAAATAAAAAAGGGCATTATGTTGCTGATGATAAATCAACACCAGATGTTAACGAGGCTTACACTACTAAAAGAGTTAAGAAGAAAACCATTAATAGAGATAACATAGGCTAATGGCAAAATCACCAGACGCTTTTGTTTATAACGCAACGCTAGATCGTATTGTAGACGGCGACACATTTGATTGTATTTTAGATTTAGGGTTTGACGTTAAATTACATAAGCAAAGAGTACGACTACACGGGATTGATACTCCAGAATCCAGAACACGTGATCTTGCTGAAAAGAAATTAGGTCTTGCTGCAAAAGAAAGACTTAAAGAACTTTGTTGCGGCAAGTTAAAAATAAAATCACTTGGTAAAGGTAAATACGGCCGCATACTAGGCATACCATATACAGAAGATGGTGAAGATATTTGTCAAATGCTTATCAAAGAAGGTCATGCAGTTGAGTACCATGGAGGTAAAAAAGTTAAAGTATGGGGTGATTACTAACCCTAATGGACGCAGCTGTACAGTTAATTAATGAAGTAGGCTTTCCAATAGCAGCGGCTATAGGTCTTGGTTTATTTATTTGGAAGTTAATTAATAAAATCATTGATGGTATGGAAACAAAGGTAGATGTGCTTGATGAAAAAGTATCAGCTCAAATATCAGAAATAGAGTCAAGACTAGGAGCAAAACTAGATTCACAACACGGTATATTAGTAGCCCTTATAGATAGAGTTAGATCCGTAGACAACGAGATAATTAGACAAGACACACTTTTGAAGACTATACTTGGTGTACCACAACTTATGCACACTGATAGGTTAGCAAAGGCGGATAGAGATGACCAAAGGAAAGACTGATAGAGAAATAATAGAAGAAGAAGCAGCAAAGACCAGGATATTGGTTTGGATAGCCTTTATGGGTTTAGTAATGTTTATAGGAATAATTGGTACAAATCTTAGAGCCGACACTATAACTCACAAGTTTAAATCCCCAAGCTTTAACGGTATGGGAACATCATCTCATTACCTTACAATTGAGAACCAAGAGTTTAGTCGCAAGCTAACTATTAAAGAAGAGATCAAAGCTTTACAAGATGAGATAGAAAGAGAGAAAGAAAACTCTACACTTGCTAGATTTATGCGTAACCTTGAATCAAGAGTTTACGCAGAGCTTTCAAGACAGTTGGTTAATAACTTGTTTGGTGAGACTCCTTCTTCCTCAGGGACTATAACCCTAGAAGGTAATACGATAGAGTATACTAGTGATGGCGTTACATTAACCCTAAAGATAACGGAAGCAGATGGCACAGTTACAGAAATCACAATACCTATTGGTACTTTTACTTTCTAGTTGTTCTATACTAGATCAAAGGGAAGATACATACGAACAAAGGTTCAAAGAACACGATGTAGTTTCTATTCAAGATCTACAATCTATTGATTTAAGAAATGTATTCATACCAAAAGTAAGTCCAGTAGTAGCTGTCTATCCAACATCATTTACAGATCAAACAGGACAAAGAAAAAGTAACAGCGAGTTTGCTTTGTTTAGTACAGCCATAACCCAACAACCAAACGCACTGCTTATACGAGCTTTAAAACACGCAGGTAATGGTGAGTTTTTTAGAGTAGTAGAAAGAGTGGGCCTTGATAATTTAACCAAAGAACGCCAGCTTATAAGATCCGCAAGAGAACAAACAGCTACTGAAGAAGAGAAAAAGAAAGCACTAAGACCATTACTTTTTGCTGGTATTTTAATAGAAGGAGCTGTTATATCTTACGAAGCCAACCTAGAATCTGGAGGTATAGGAGCAAGGTATCTTGGTATCGGTAGTAGCGTACAGTATAGAGAAGATAATATAACAGTCTCATTAAGAATGGTGTCTGTAGCTACAGGCGAGGTATTGTTAGAAGTATTAAGTCAAAAAACTATATTTAGCTACGGTAAATCAGAAGATGTATTTAGGTTTATTGAAGCTAATACAGAGCTAGTAGAGATAGAGCTAGGCAACGCTAGAAACGAGTCATCAACCATAGCATTAATGAAAGCTATAGAAGGTGGTGTCTTGGAAATAGTTAATCTAGGATATGAGAAAGGTTTTTGGGTTTTACAAAACAAAGATGTAGGAGTAGAATTAAGCAATGAAGATTAAATTAATCAGCATATTTGCTATTTTTTCTTTAGTAGGATTTGCAGCAGATAACGAAATTTACGTAGATCAGTCTGGAACTGGGGCTAATATAGACCTAGAACAATTAGGTATCTCTAACATTATCGGTGGACTATCTTCGTCAGCAGGGAGTTTAACTGCGTTTGATTTAGACGGCACTACTATGACGCTTGATATTAATATGATTGGTGCTACTAATAAGTTCCTAGGTGATATATACGCTGATAATTTTACAGGATTATATAATTTTACTGGTGGTACAAACTCTTTTACTATTCAAGTAGATCCAACTAATACTTATAGCTCAGACGGTTCTGATCAAAACGTAGCTGTTACAGGCAGTAGCAATACATTCACTTTAAATCAAGGTACTACTGCAATAGCAGCATCTCTTAATCTCGACTGGATCATACAAGGATCTAACAATACAGTAACATCAAACATAAATATTGATGGTGCAACTAACTTTATGGATATAGATGGTAGTGATAATACAGTCAACTATACTGGTACAGGTGTTAATGCCTCAGCAGGTGGATATTTCTATTTAGATCATACAGGCGGCCAAAGGACATTTAATATTCAACAACTGAGTACACAAGACAATGACTGGCTTAAAATTTTATCGGTTGGCGGTAACGCTAGTTCTACTGTTTGCGTTATTCAAAACGACCAAGGTACAAGCACAAGCTGCTGATATTGGCGATATATCTGAACTCAATGGTTCAGCACAAATAGTAAGAGACAAACCCTACGAAGCTAACATTTCATTTGCTATACAAAGCAATGACGAAGCTATTACTAAAGATGGTAGAATGGCAATCAAGTTTCTTGATGACTCTGTAGTAAAATTAACTGAACACTCGCAACTAACAATAGATGAATATATTTATGACCCTGATCCAAGCAAATCTAAAATGGCTCTTACCTTTGGTCTTGGGACAGCACGTTTTATTACTGGCAATCTAAACCGTATAGATAAACAGAACATAGATCTTAAAACACCTACAGCTAACATAGCTATTAGAGGCACAGACTTTACTGTGACCATAGATGAGCTTGGTAAATCTCTTATTATTCTTTTACCAGATGCATTAGGTCTATCTAGTGGTGAGATACTAGTAACTACTGGCATGGGAACTGTTACATTAAACAAACCATTTCAAGCTACAACTGTATCTGTATTTGAATCTAGTCCTAGCAACCCAGTAATACTAGACCTTACCTTAGATATGATTGATAACATGCTTATTGTTACACCACCCAAAGAAGAGGCGGTAATACAAGAGCAAGTAACAACCAAGAAAGCTAACATTCTTGACTTTAATGATCTTGATATAGATTATCTAGCTGAAGATTTTTTAGCAGGAGATGATTTAGAATACAACGAACTAGATATAAATTATCTTGATGTAAACTACTTAGAAGACTTGCTCAATGTATTAGATGCATTAGCCATAGCAGAAGATGAGGATGCACTTGCACAAGCGACCAGCACTCAGATCAGTGGTACTTTACTAGGTAGAGATCCCGATACTCAAATAACCACAATCATTACAGGTAATGTTATTAGCCTACGCAGACAGGTAAACGAGTCTGTACAATTAGACTTAGATGGTAGTACATCTTATACTGTTATCTTTATACAAGATGGCATATCAAATGTTATCAAGGTAAATGGAGGGAGCGACAGTGTTATTACTATCACTCAAAGTGATTAATGAATAAACTATATTTAGATGATTGTTTTAATTCTTTTAAAAAAATAAATGACTCATCTATAGATCTTATTATTACATCCCCACCTTACAATTTAGGCAACAGCCATCATACTGGTAACAAAAGACATCAAGCATATAACGATAACCTGCCTGAAAAAGAATACCAAGAAACACAAATAAAACTTTTAAATGAATGTTTTAGAGTTTTAAAAGAAAATGGAAGTATGATTTATAATCATAAAAATAGAATTAAAAAAGGTATTCAAATATCTCCTTATGAATGGTTATTTAAAAGTAATTTTGTTATAAAACAAGAATTAGTATGGATAAATAGAAGCCAAAATTTTGATAAAATAAGATTTTATCCTTGGACAGAAAGAATTTACTGGCTAACTAAAAGCCCTAAAACAAAACTTATTAATACAATTAATAAACACGATGTTTTTGATTGGACAGAGTGGAAGCCTGTTGGAACTCGTGGCTCGCATACAAGAGCTTTTCCAGAACAATTTGTTGCAGATATGCTTGCAGTATTTCCTGATGCAAAAACAGTATTAGATCCTTATATGGGATCAGGAACTACAGGCTATGTTGCAGTAAATAGCAACAGAAATTTTATAGGATTTGAAGCAATAAAAGAATATTTTGATATAGCAAAAAAAAGAATTAATGAATAAACTTTTATTACCTATACTTATAATACTAAGCTTACCTTTAGTATTTCAATCTACACCTACAGAGATACTTAAACTAAAAATCTTTGATGCTTTTGTAACAACACCAGAGCCAAGTGGTAATTTTGTTATACTTAACATAACCGAAGAAGATGTTGCTAATGAAGGTGGCTGGCCTTTTCCAAGAAGAAGACTAGCACAGTTACAAGTAGACTTAATTAATGAAGGAGCTATAGGAGTTGGTTGGGTTATGTCATTTCCACAAGCAGATAGAATGGGAGGAGATGAGATCTTTGCACAAACATTATCTTATGCACCATCAGTATTATCTGTCTTTGAGTCACCTAATGGTAAATATCCACAAACTACTGGCACCGTAATACTAGGCAAAGAAGTTCAAGGTTATGTATCACCTGGAGTAGTAGAAAATATCCTATCTCTTAGAGAGTCTGCAGCACAAGGAATATCTACTGCTCCTGTTGATATAGATCAGCTAGTAAGAAGAATACCATTACTAGTTAAAACTCCAGATGGATATGCAAGCTCATTTGGTACAGAAGTATTAAAAACATTAACAGGTGCCAAGACTTATATTATAAAAACTAATGATAATGGTATAGAGGAAATATCAGTAAAAGGTATACCACCTATCAAGGTAGATAGTCTTGGTCGTAAATGGATTAGTTGGGTAGATACACCACAAACTGATTTAAAAAAAATGAATGTTGCAGGTAAGTTTGTTTTTATTGGTGTAACTGCTAACGGGGTGATGCCACAGATTGCAACTCCGTCTGGATTATTAGAGCCACATAAAATTCAAGCAGCATTATCTGAATCAATTTTAATAGAAAACTCTCCAATAATTCCAGATTTTGCTTTAGCTTTAGAAATTTTAATTTTTGGAATTTTTGTATCATTGACATGGCTTGTAATAAATTATCTTGGTGTAACTAAGGGCGTAAGTATAGCTGTGATTTTGCTTTTAACCACAAGCTTTACAGGGGCTTACAGCATTCAAAAGGGTTATTTAATAGATTTTTCGTGGACTTTTATATCACAATTTATAACTGGAGCTATTGCCTTCTATATAAACTTTAGAAAACAGTTTAAGTTACGTCAATTAATTAAAAAACAATTTGAACATTACCTTGATCCAAGACAAGTTAAACAATTACAAAAAAATCCTAATCTATTAAAACTTGGTGGAGAAAAAAGATATGCTACATTTTTATTTACAGATGTCAGAGGCTTTACTTCTTTATCAGAAAAGCTAGAGCCAGAAGAAGTAACTGAAATAATGAATAAAGCATTAACAGTACAAGTAGAATGCGTACAAAAAAATGGAGGAATGGTAGATAAATTTATTGGTGATGCTTGCATGGCCATATTCTCAGCACCCTTAGATTTAAAAGATCACGAAGACAAAGCAGTAAAGACTGCTATCGAAATGCAGGATCGTATAAAAGAACTTAATAAAGAATTATCACATGAGATTGCCATCGGGGTGGGAGTAAATACTGGCACAGCTGTAATAGGTAACATGGGATCTGATACTAGGTTTGACTTTTCAGCTATCGGAGACTGCGTAAATATAGCAGCTCGACTTGAGTCTGGTACAAAAGAAGCTGGTGTTGATATACTTATAGGAGAAGAGACTGCCAAAAACTGTAGTTTTGAGTTAAAATCTTTAAAAGCAATTAAAGTTAAAGGTAAAGAAAAATCTTTAAACGTATATACAATTTGAGGAAAGATATGGCAACAGCAAAAGATGCACTTACTGCAATAGAATCTCATGAAAGAGAATGCAAAGCATTATACAAAAGTATTGATAGAAGACTAGAAGACGGTGCAAAGCGTTTTGATAAACTAGAGAATATGATTTGGGCTGTGTATCCATTCATACTAGTATCAATAGTTTTGTCGCAGGTTATTAGTTAATGTCTAAAGTTTTGATAGGAATTATAGTAGTTATGGGATTAGCTACTTATTTACTATGGAATGAAAACTCTAAACTATCTGCTCTTAATCAAGCATTTGAAATAAGAAATAAAGAACAAAGGTTAGCAATAGAATCATTACAAAATGATTTTGCTTTACAAACATCTAGCTTACTAGACTTACAAAGCAGGAACCAAAATATTCAAAAAGAAATGTCAAGGTATCTTGACATATTTAAAAGACATAACTTAACTAAATTAGCCGCAGCTAAACCAGGTTTAATAGAACCAAGAGTAAACAAAGGAACTAAAGATGTATTTAATAGCATTGAAGAAGACAGCCGTAACATTGATAGTCTTGATGATGGCTTGCAGTTGCAGCCTGATACCAAGTAAACAACAGGTTGAGGTTATATCTAAACCTATAGAAAGAACTATAGTTCAACCTGTAATGCCTAGAGAAATAGATCTTAAAGATCCCTATTGGTATGTAGTATCAGATAAAAACTTAGAAGAGTTCTTAGCAAGAGTTGAGAAAGACCAAGGTCAAGTGGTATTCTTAGCTATGTCTGTGCCTGACTACGAGCTCATGGCATATAATATGCAAGAACTTAAAAGGTATATAAATGAACTTAAAGAAGTTGTTGTCTATTATAAGACAGTTACTACAAAAGAAACGGAGTAAAAGTATGAACATATCGCAAGAAGGATTGTCATTAATTAAAAAGTTTGAAGGATGTGAATTAGAAGCATACAAGTGTGCTGCTGGTGTTTGGACGATAGGATATGGATCAACCAAAGGCGTAAAAGAAGGCGATACTATTCTTCAAGAAGAAGCAGATAAATTACTTTTACATGAAATGGAAGAGTACGAGGGATATATAAAAGATGCAGTAACTGTTGATTTAGAACAAAACCAATTTGATGCTATGGTTTCTTGGGTGTTTAACCTAGGGCCTGCTAACTTAAAAGCTTCTACTATGTTAAAAGTATTAAACAATAAAGAATATGATGATGTTCCAGCACAAATAAAACGCTGGAATAAAGCAGGTGGTAAAGTTTTACAAGGACTTATCAGAAGAAGAGAAGCAGAAGCCTTACTATTTGAAGGCAAGGAATGGCACGAGGTTTAATATGCCGTTAAGTAAATTACAATTTACCCCAGGAATTAACAAAGAGATGACTGATCTTATGGATAAAGGCGGCTGGGCTGACGGTAATTTAGTTAGATTTAGAAAAGGATTACCAGAAAAAATAGGAGGTTGGCAAAAATCAAGCAACAGCTCTTTCTTAGGAACAGGAAGAGCATTGTTAGCATGGGTTGATTTAGAATATACAAAATATTTAGGACTAGGAACTACTTGGAAATATTATGTTAGTAGTGGATCAGACTATTCTGATATAACTCCAATTAGAGCTACAACAACCAATGGCATTACTTTTGCAGCAACAAATGGCAGTGCTACTATAACTGCAACTGACAATGATCATGGAGCTGTAACAAATGATTTTGTAACTATTAGTGGTGCAGTAAGTCTTGGCGGTAACATAACAGCAACAGTTTTAAATAAAGAGTATCAAGTAACTTCTGTACCAAGTGCAGATACATTTACTTTTACAGCAACAGCTACAGCAAATGGAAGTGATACAGGTAATGGCGGATCAGGAGCTGATGCAGCCTATCAAATAAATGCAGGATTAGATGTGTATGTACCATCAACAGGTTGGGGTGCAGGTACATGGGGTGCAGGTGGTTTTGGATCAACAACTGCACTAACAGAATCAGGTCAGTTAAGACTTTGGTCACACGATGCTTTTGGTGAAGATTTAATTATTAATCCAAGAGCAGGTAATATCTATTACTGGGATGAGTCTAGTGGTGAAGATAATAGAGCTGTCGCTATTAGTACTTTAGGTGGTGCTAATCTTGCACCAACAAAAGGTTTACAAGTTATAGTAAGTGACATTGATAGACATGTTGTTGTACTAGGTGCCGATCCTATTGTTGGTAGCTCTAGGTCTGGTTCTATAGATCCTTTACTTATAGCTTTTTCAGATCAAGAAAGCGTTACAGACTGGAATCCAACAGCAACTAATACAGCTGGTTCTTTAAGACTGTCATCAGGATCACAGATAGTTGGTGGATTAAGATCAAGACAAGAAATCCTTATATGGACTGATACTTCTTTATATAGTATGCAGTTCATTGGTGCTCCATTTACTTTTGGATTAAACCTAGTTAATGAGAATGTGGGACTTATATCTCCTAATGGCATGATTAACGCACCTGATGGTATTTACTGGATGGCTAGAGATGGCTTCTATACTTATTCTGGATCAGTTAAAAGACTGGTGTGTAGCGTACTTAACTATGTGTTAGATGATATTAATAATACTCAATCATTTAAAACATTAGCCTTTACTAACAGAGAATTTAATGAAGTTGGTTGGTTCTATTGTTCTTCTTCTTCTAATGAAATAGATAAGTATGTTACTTACAACTACCTAGAAGGTGCATGGAGTATAGGAAGTCTATCAAGAACAGCATGGATAGATGACGGTGTATTTGAAAAGCCTAGAGCTACAGGTAAAGACAGCGATGGTGATAGTTATGTATATACACATGAAAGCACTGATGATAATGACGGATCACCTATGGATAATGTTTTTATAGAGTCTGGTGATATAGATATAGAAGAAGGTAATCAACTAGGTTTTGTCAGCAGAATTATTCCAGATGTTAAATTTTTTGGCACAACACCTACAGATGGACAGATTAATTTTGTATTAAAAACTCGTAACTTTCCTGGGGATAGCTTAACAACTAATTCAACTAACAATATTACAAGCACTACTCAACAAGCATTTACACGTGCTAGAGGTAGACAACTTGTTCTTAGAGTTCAATCAGATGATGATGCAACAGTGGGAGTAAGAACTGGTTTTAAATGGAGACTAGGAGCAAACAGAATTGATATTAGAACTGACGGCAGAAGATAATGGCTAAGCTTCTCGCAAGTAGATTACCTCAAGCAAATGGTGATGTTAATGCTGATGTATTTAATAGATTAATAAGAATCCTTGAGTTAAATCTAGGAACATTCGATCCAAACTCAACACCACAGTTTAATGATTCTCAAATTTCTACTTTAGCTTTTAACGTAGGTGATGTAATATGGAATACATCTATTGGTGTTTTACAAGTATATATAGGCAATCAATGGGTACAGTTACACACTCCGAAGAATCCACAAGGCTTCGAGACAACTGCATCAATAGGATCTGTTTCCGTTAAGACAGGCGGAAACATATCAATTAACGTAACAACCTTATAAGGGATGATACATAGAAAAATGGTACACTTAAAATAAAATTGTATATAATTTAATTATGAATAATACGAAAGGAATACAAGCATTAATGGAAGGAGAACCTAAAGTTCAAGAAAGATCTCCTGAAGGTCAAATATTTTCTATAGAATCTGAAATTAATAATTTAATGAAGTCTTATGATATGGTTGTTAGGAATCAAGACTTTGATAGAGCACAGATTATTGCTGATCAAATTGACATGTTAGAAGAACAGAAAATTAATATTCAATCTGATTTAGCAGATCAACAAATTTCTTTAGATAGAGGCATACAAAATTTTGCTAATGGTGGAATTTCATCTTTTGTTCCAACTGGTTCAAATCCTTATCCAACAGCTTATGGCCCACAAGAAAAACCTGGTATAGACGAGGCAGTAGATGAAGGTCAAATAGATCTTGAAGAATTTGATAATGAAATATTTAATTTAAAAACTGATCCAAATAATCCTTACAACAATACAGATTTAGAAGCTATTATGGAAATTGATCCTGATACGGGTGCTACTATTTTAACTGGATATAAAGATTCGAGTGGTAATGACGTTAGTATAGAAGATGGAATGGAGATAGAAGCAAAAGCATCTAAAAGAGATTTAATTAGAACAGGCTTATCAAATTTCACAAACATGATGCCAGGCACTCCACAAATGCAACAAGGAAGATTAGTAAATAGTTCTTTAGGAACAGGTGCATCAAAAGTAAATTTTAAAAATGGAGGCTACGCAGGACAAGGTATACAAGGTTTTTTCACGGGCGGTATGGCTGGAGATTTCGGAGAAGATTACGAAAGAGAATATATATATGGAGATGATCCATTTGAGTTTGGCCCAGGAGGTTTTGATATTGATCAATATATTAGAGACAATCTAGGCGGCGGTGGTTATGGCGGTGGTTACACTCCACCAACAGAAGAAGATCTTGCAGAAGCAAGAGCTGGTAGAATATCTCAAGGTTATGGCGGCGGAGGTGGCAGTGGAATAGGTGGC